ATCCAAAACCCGATGGAAACCATTACAGTATTGGATATGAGGGTCGGAAATGACAGCTTTTACTAGAACTTGGAACACTGCTCTTGAGGCAATTCCAGCCGATGCGAACGTCGTCTCTCAGGGTGCGCAACGCATGAGAGAGCGTTGGGTTGATCTTCGAGAGCGTCTTGAGGTAGATCATGATGATCAGGAACCCCGCATCATCAACAAAGACCGGTCTGTGCCAGAGTTCGGATACATCATGCTCATAAGCCGCCATGTCGTGCCAGCGAGGGAGGCTCCAGTTCCTACCGCCCACGGCGTGCCAATCCCATCCGTGATTTGATCCGATGCGGTTCCGGCATAAGTGTTGCCCCGGACAAAATTCCCGTTTACGCCAGTCCCTCCAGGGATGGCGATGATATAGGAACCAATAGCTAAGGATGCCAGCCCGCTATACGCAGCCCCCACCTGCGCCGTTGTTGTAGTTGAAGCCACGGTCACGGCGCCAGTGAGTCCATTTACGGATGTGACACCTGCGTTGCTGGCGGTTGCGGCGTTGCCGGTTATATTGATGCCCCAGGTGCCACTAGCGCCGCCTCCGGTTTTTGTCGGCGCTTTGCTTGCAATCTCAGACCCGACAAAAGCCGTGGTCGCCAGTTTGGTGGTTGCGTCGGCGGCGGCGGCGGTAACTCCGGTCACCGCGCCAAGGCTGGTAATGTCGGTGTTGGCACCGGATGCTGCTGCGCCAGTGATGCCTGAGCTTGCCAGTGGGCCCGCATTGGCCTTGCTAGCGGCCAGTCCGCTGTACTGGGTATTGGTGGCGTTGTCGCCGGTGTTGGTGCCGGTGTTGGCGTCGCGCAATTGTGCTATGAATGAGGCGTGCGCCCTTTGCACATCATCAAGAACGGCGGGGCTGTCAGTGCCTGCCGGGTAGTTCAGGCTGGCTGTAGTGTTCAGATCGGCAATGACGGTTGGTAAGGGCATATTTGCTCCAGCGGTGAAACGAAAAAAAACCGCCGGGATTGCTCAGGGCGGCATAGAATGCGACAAATTAACGTTAGGGGACTATATGGAATTCACTGACTATCTGATATGGAAAGCGGTTGCAATCGTTGTGGTTGTGGCTGTTTACCAGTTCTGGCTCGGGCTCAACGGGAAGTAGCGATCTGCGGTGCTGTCCGGGACAGCAACAGTTTTGCCTCTGGACTTGCCAGCAGCCCAGCCATGCGGCTACTTGTTTGTGGATTTGCGAGATTGTTCTGCACGAAATTTGACATCGTTAATGCGCGTGCTGCTGGCCTACCAGCAACAGCGAGCAAAGCCAGTGGGTTGGCCGTCATGGCGCTAATGGTACCGCCTGCCGCCCAATCCAAGGGGCTGGTCTGCGGCAAACTTCCCATTCCCTCAACTGCCTGAGCCGCCTTTGGGAATCGGTTGGCAAACTCCCCCGCTTGCCGAAGTTCACCGCTTAACGGCTTCCCCTTTGACAGCATTGAGCCAAGTTTCCGCGCATCCACCGACCCGGTTGTAGCGTTCATCGCTTTTTCTACGCTGTAGGTTTTTGCGATGAGCTGCCGGGCCTGCTGGAATGAGTCTAGCAGCTGGCCATTACCAAGTGTTTCAACATGCCTCCCAAGAAGGTCCTCTAATGCACCAGCGGCTGCTTTATTGGCCTTGCCTAGCGTCTTGTCACCGCTTTTAAACGCCTTGTCAGAAGTTTCTCGCAGCATCCTGATAGCGTCTATGGTCTCGGATGAATCAAACTGCTTGCTGGATTGCATCGCCTTGACCAAATCAGCGATCTCATCAACCGGCTGACCGTGCATATTTGTTTTCCCAAGACCCGGGAAGCTCGGAGTTGCGGTTTTGTACTTCGTGGCTATATCCGTAATGGCTTTGTCAAAGGTCGGGTCCACAGTGACCGTGCCAGCACCTCGAATATTCTCGTAGGCTTGACCCGCCGTCTTGCGCACGTCATTAAGAATATCCGGTGTGAGTTTCACATCATCGGCTATCCCAAGCGCTCTATTGGCCAGTTTATTGGTTACATCGGCATTACGGGCGCTAGCGTTTTGCGCCGTCGTAAGTTTTCCAGAGAAGCCTTCAAGCGTCCGGTTTAGCAGTGTCGGATTGGCTTGCGTCGGCGGGATGACGTAGCCAGCATCCCGAGCCGCATTTATGGCTGTGATCGCATCGGCTGATTTTTGCGGCCCACGAATTAGGCTCCCCATCCAATTTGTCCCCATTCCGGCAGCCTGTGTTGCTCCGGGAAGCGCCCCGCCGATCATGGCTCCTAACTTCGCTTGTTCGGGGTCCATCAGACCAGCCTGAGCGCCACCGGAAATTGCACCGCCCGCTGACCGGATACCAAGATCAGCCGCTTTCCCGGCCAGCGTGCTTGATGCACTGCCGCCAAGCGTAAATCCCCCCGACTTGATGGCCTCCAGCAGTTGCGCAACACGCGGTGCTGCTGTAACGGCTGCCGGTGCAAGCCGCGACACACCCTGTGCAATCGCTCCTCCAGCGCCCGCTGTGCCAGCGATTTCAGCGCCCAGCTTCATGGTCTTGTAGCCGGTTGAAGCCGGGTCTGCTCCGGTGAATGCGGCAATACTTTGGTCTAGATTGGCCCGCCGTGCATTATTCGCTTGTGCGGACTCGAAAGGCCGCGCCAGAGTAGCCCCAATCGAGCCAGCCCCGCGCAGGAAGCCGCCTATCTGGTCCTGCCCGGTGTAGGCCGTCGCCTTGTTGAAGCCATCACCTCGCAGCCCGGTATTGACCGCTTCAGGCGGTTGTGCGGGAGTTGAGGCCTGTGCAGGGCTGAAATACGACTGCATCATCGTCGTGGCCTGCTCCGGCGTTGTTCCGTCAGGAACATCAAACCTAGCCACCCGGCCATCGGGCATCTGAAAGCGTGCTACAGGCATGATTATTCAAACCCTAGAAATTTAGCGTTACCGGGGGCAGGCGCTGCGGGTGTTTTGGCGTAAGGTTTCCCAGCCAATCGTTCATATCCCTTGTCCATGACGGTTTTCAGGTCTTTCAAAGAGGTCAGGAATTCGGCTTCGCTCTGCGCGGTGTTAAGTCGTGCAATCGCGTCGGTTGCTTTCTTTCCCTCAACCTCTGTAATCTGTCCACCACCTTTAAGGGTTTGGTAGGCTTGCATGAAGGCTTTACCCTTGATCTGGTCGAGCACCACCGAAAAGTTTTTTGCATCCGTGCCGGGAATGCTGTTTATCGGATTAAGCGAACTTATACCGGTCGCCGCCTTGCGGCCAGGGTGGTCAATGGCTTTTTGCAACACATCAATCGAGTCGGCAGTACCAGAAATGGCCCCCTGTTTTAGCGCCTCCCGGTCCTGCTGTTCACTCTGTGCTTTTTGCAATTGAATGTTCTTTAACTCATTATTGATGCCGAATTGCGCCTGTGCCATCGCTCGGGTTGCTCCGGCGTTAGCCATTGATGCGCCAACGCTGGCGACATTGTCGGGCGAGCGATTCGTTTGCAGGGAAACCCCGGGAGTAGGTTTGAAAAACGTGGTGCGGTCGCCCTGATTGACGGCAACCGGCGCAATATAACCGGGCATTCCCTGACCGACCGGCTGGCCGTAGGCGTCAAAGCCCTGAACTATTTTGCTGCCGTTTGGCCCTTCAATGTCAGCCGTCCGGGCCACCGTATCCCGGCCCAGATTGCGCGACTCGGCCAGCGCCTTGACCTGCTCGATCGGCACCCCCTGCCGGATCAGCCCCTGGTAGTCAATACCTGAACTGCTCAGGCCCTGAGCCCCGGCGTTGCGCATCAGGTCATTGATCCGCGCCCTCTCTTTTGCGGCCAACAGCTCCTGCTCCGCCTTGCGCTTGTATGAATCAATCTGCAAGCGCCTGACCTCGTTTTGTGCTGCGTTGTCGGCGGCGTTCTGCGTGGCTCCCATATAGCTGCGACCGGCGTCTCCAATTGCATTGGCGAATGAAGGGCCCTTTGCGCTCATCAAATTGAAGGCCGCGGCAAGCAGGCCCTGCCCTTGCGGTGTATCCAGTCCGGGTAATCCGTCGAGTAGTCCAGCCATGTTTTTTACCTCTTGAATTTTCCTGAATTGATCTCGCCAAGCAGGCCCTTGCCGTACTTTTTCACCGCGCTGGCCTTGATGACGTACTCGCCACCCTTCAGCGCGCCATAGCCATCGTCAGGCCCTGCCGGATTGGGGCCGGACAGCATGCCTTTTTTGACCATGCCGCCCATCGCCCAGCCGGCGTTGTTGCCGTCCGGGCCATCCGGGCCGTCGGCACCGCCGCCGGCGGTGGAACCGGCTGAACCCTCAGAAGCGCCGCCCATGCCCGCCGAGCTTGGGCCACTCTCGTTGGAGCCGTAACTGTCGCGCACCCCAATCGTTCCCGGGCCGGTGGCCTCACTGGCAACCCCGAGCCCGTCATTGCCAAGCTGACCATATCCGTTTGTTGCAGAGATTGCGGCGTTGGCGGCATCACGCGCCTCTTGCGCATAGATGGCGGCCTGAGCAAAGCCCCCAAGCGGATCAGCATAAGCGCCGCCAAGCAGTCCACCAATCGCCATCCCAAGAGGCCCAGCCGCGGCCCCTTTTACGGCTCCGCTTAAGGCTGCACTTGAATTAATGCCGAACCCCATTCCGTTTATGCCGAGCGACATGTGATCCGGATTGCTGGATTGGCTTGCGTTCGGGCCAACATTGCCCAAATCGCCGCGCCCCTCGTTGCCCTGCAGCAGCCCGGTGTTGATCACGTTGTCCACCGGCCTGGTGCTTAAGGCTTGATCGACCGCGCCTTTTTTGTTGCCGACCAGATCAAGCAGCGCCTGGTTGTAGGCTTCCGGCGTGTAGGCGTTTTGCAGGAAGTCGCCTGAAGTCTTGCCGCCAAAGCGCCAGCCACCAGAGTTTTGGTAACCCTGCCCCAATAAACCCAATGCGTATTTATCGTTCATGATTTATCCAAAATAACCCGCCAAACCACCGGCCAGAGCGCCCCAGCCACCATAGTCTCCCAACGAGTTGCCAATCTGCGCACCGGCCAGGGCACCGCCCAGCGCATTGGCGCCCTTGTTGGGTTCCGCCTGCTGATAGGTGGCTGAGCCGACCCCGCCGTTGCCCATGACGCTGGACTGCGCGCCAAGCGTCTTGAACGGCCATTCACGCGCATCAAGGTATTGGTTGTAGGCGGCGGTACGTTCGCCCTGCTGCTGGCCCTGCAAGGCGTTTCCGGCCTGTTGCATGGCCTGCAAGTCGGTGTAGTCGGTCGCTGCCATCGTGGGAGCGAATTTTGTCGCGTCCAGTTGCCGGTTGAGTGCGTTCTCGTTCAGGTTTGAGCGGTTCTGGTAATCGGCAAACTGCATGTTTGATGCGGTGCGGCCCATCTCCTGCGCAAGGTTTCTTTGCTGTTCGCCCTGGATTTGTTGCAGACCGCTGTTGCCAAAGGAGCCGCTCTGGACCATGGATGACTCGGTATTTGGCTTGACCGCAAGGTTGTAGTTGCGCGCCTGGTCTGACAGGGCGCTGTCTATCGACTGTTGCAGGTAAGGGTTGCTTTGTTGCAGGAAGGGGTTGGAGCTGAATTCACCGCCGTTGATGGTGTTTTGCAATTGGCCTTGCGCGGCACTTGTCACGCTGGAGCCCTGCATCCCCCGGTTAAAGGTGTTTTGCCAGGCGTTTTGCTGCCACGGATTGGCGCCCACCTGGGTCGATTGGCCGAATCCTGTGTAGCCAAGATTGCCAATGTTTTGCGCCTTCCCCGAGAGGTCGGTCATAAATGCGGTGTTGTCAAAAGCCATGATTTTTCCTTGGTTGCCGGAAACTATTCAGTTCCCCGTTAATTCTCTTGCCTGCACCCAGGTGCCGGGTGTACCGCTTGCCACGCAACGCCAGCCTGCAATCGTGTATTTGCTTGCCGCTGCACCCAGTTCAACCGGCGCGCGGTTTGCCACAAAATCGCCCTGGGTCCATGTCCCGGTCGTTGGCGCTGCCGTTCCTGACTGGTAATAGGCGGCAATTCTGCCCTCTGAAAGCGCGTTGACCTGATTGGCGATCTCCCGGTACCAGCGCGCGGTATCAATATCGACATTGGCGCGGCTTGAGGTGTTGAGCTTCATCGCTTGCCCTGGGCCTTGATTTTTGCCGCGATGCCGAGTACCCGGGTGGTTCCGGTGAAGCTGAATTTGGCCCGGTGCCAGCGCGCCGATTGCAGCACGTCAAACTTGCCATCGCTGACCGTACCGGAGGCGCGAGTGCTCAGGCTGTCGCCGCTTTCCATTTTGCTGAAGGTCTGCACACTGGCTGATGCCGGTTTGAAGTCTGGAGAAAACCTTATCCTGATACCTTGCAGCAGAGACACCGTGTCATCGTCTCCAAGGTCACCGGTAGTAAAGCCCGAGGGCATACCCGGTCCTGTCAGCAATTGAATCTGGTGCGCTGTGTTGAAGATGCCCAAGGTCATTGATCCGCCATTCCAGAAGGCTGAATCAAACGAAATTCCAGCCAGTGAATCTATTGTCGGGAATGATATAGCCATGCCGTGAATCGATTGGCTGGACGTTGTGTAGTTCAATACCGATTCAATCGGAAGTGCAACCGCGCCCCATTGCTTGGTTTTGATGTTGTACACCAGCGCATTGCTTAGCGTGGTGCTGCCGATGGCGACGTAAAACACCCACACCATGTCATTGGCGCGGTCGTAAATGGCCTGTGTTTTGTACAGGTAATTTGGCTCTGAATTGGCGTAAAACCAGCGCCTGACCTGACCGCCGCCAATGGCAACCGGGCGGGAACCATCAAACAGCCAGAAATTGCCACGCCCAACGATGAAATGAACGCCGCCAATATCACACCATGCATTGATTCCGACGCATCCGGCCTCGTCGCCTATCACCTGTAGCCAGTCCCAGGCCGCCGGTGCGCCGACAAACTGGCCCAGATAAATGGCTTTTTCCTTGTAGGCAACGGCATACTCGCCAAGTCTTCCCCCGGCTGTTAACTCGCCCGGTGTTGACACCAGTTCGCCGGTTGTCGCCAGGGTGGAGACCGATGGCGTCCAGTCGGCGTCGTTGTAGCTGGCGCTGCACCACCATCTATCAGGGCTGACGCCATAAGTCGCATCGCTGGTATTGAGTGCCATCATGAAGGCACCCACGCTGAAAATGATTTTGGCTTTTAATGCGTAGGCGATGGGAGCAAACACGCCTCCTGTTGAGCGCTGTATCACATCGGCGTTATTCGATGCCAGGGTGCTGTTGCCGAACTGCGCAAAAACCCAGCGCGAGTCAACTCCGCCGGTATAAACGCCGGTCGGGGCGCCGGCCGAGACATCTGACCATGCCTCTGCAATCATCTCATAGAGTTTTGTCTGGGTTCCTGCAAACAGGCGCTTGACACCATCAAGCTTCGTGATTGCACTGGCCCCGTTGCAGGATGCCGCCAGCGCTGGAATACCAGCAGGAATCACGCCGCTGCTGGCTGACTGCATCCCAAGCTCATGCGGGATCATGTTTTCGCACGCGGTCATCACCCCGGCAGCGGTTGCGTCGGCGTCCGGCGTGAACCCAAGTAATGCCTGCATGTTAGCGCCTTGGCTTTATCTGCAAGCTGCCTGAACTGGGTTGCCACTTTCGCTCAGCCAATCGCCTGACCGAATCAATCAGCCCGCTAACCATACCGCCCAGCGCCGCGGCTTCCGTTTCATCTCGCAAGTACTTGGCACCCTCAAGCGCGCTGGCGTAGAGGTACAGGTCTTTGGCATTGTCCAGCAGCCAGTTGGTTGTAACGCTGTCAGACAGGGGAGCAATCAGCGGCGTGTAATAGAGTTTCACGGTAGTTGTGCTGCCTGCTCCGTAAACCCGAATCTGTCCATTTTCAAAGCCATAATTTCCAATATGGCCGTCCGACCTTCTTTCAACCGGAGAAATATAATCCAGCGTTTTTTCAATTGAGCCCACGGTCGTTGTCAAGCGGACAATGGAACCAAAGTCTGCCGGCAAAGTCAGATATTCGCCAACAGTCGCCAGAGTAACAGCGGTCTGAATGTCCTTGATGTTGATCTCGCGAAACATCGAGGTTTCGGCAAGCGCAATGAATGACGGGATTTTTGCCGTCAGGTCAGTGCGTTGCAGATAGTCCGCAATGTCGGCTTGCAGCATTGTGTAATTCACTTCAGGAACCTTTCAAAGGTGACAAACTTTGGATTTGCCCGCAGCCAGTTGAGAAGGAACACCTGACGCTCGGTTGCGCCCTGAATCTTCATGGCCTCGCCATAGACCGCCATCGGCACGGAGCCGACCTTGCGGCCCTCGCCCCAGCCCATCCCGGCAGTCATGGCGCGCTCCGCGTGAGCCGCCTCAAGAAGGGGCTCGGCGTCATAGGTGAGTTTGGTCACTGCCTGGTCGCCCTCGAACGTCACCTGCTTTTGTATGCCGTAGGCGTTGACGCCCTCATCGACGGTGAATGATTCCATGTGTGGCTCCAGCGTTTCACAACGTTAAGAATTTGGATAATAAAAAAGCGCCACAAGGCGCTACTAGCAACTAAAATAACGAAGCCCCGTAGTGCTATCAACACTACTGGGCCTCTGACCAAACCATTGTTTTAAAGGAACAACAGCATGGCTACTAATAATCTTACAGCAGAACAAGCCCGCCACTTTTTCAAATATGACCCTGAAACCGGCATATTTACATGGGCAGTAAGCCGCCAAGGTGTCGTACTAGGGGCCGTTGCTGGGTTCACCGATAAGGACGGTTATCGTTTCATTTGCATTTCAAGGCGACACTATCCAGCCCATCGAATTGCGTGGCTTCACTATTATGGCGAGTGGCCTAAACAAGTAATAGACCACATCAATGGAGTAAAAACCGATAACCGGATATTCAATCTGCGCGACGTGCCTAATAGCGTAAATCTTCAAAATCAACGTGTTGCAAGATCAAGAAACAAGGCATCAGGACTGCTTGGCGTCTTTAAAAGCAACAGTCGCTGGCGCTCAAGAGTTCAAATCGGCGACATAAGACACAACCTAGGTAGCTTTGCCACGGCAGAAGAAGCACATGCCGCATATATCACCGCAAAACGATTAATACATCCTGGCTGCACTATATAGGGGCCAATCCGAAGACTGGCCCCCATCGGCCCGGGTGGGCTGCACACCACATTAAGGCGTGAGGTCGGCAATCTTGCCTTGCGCCGTCGAGGCGCGCACGGTCAGCGCGCAGTCAGCCGTCACCAGCACGCGATCACTGTCGCCGGTCTTGGCCAGGTCGCTGGACTTGAAGCCGTCCAGGAAAGCCATGTCGATGTATTCGCTGTTGAGCAAAAACACGTTGGTGGCGCCCGACATCAGGTAGTGCGGGACAATCGAGATGGCGCCGAAGTCGCTGACATACACGTCAGCCGCGCCAACCACCGAGCCTTGCTGCTTGCCCTTGGGCATGTCAACACGGTTCACGGCAATACCGCCAAACGCGCTGAACAATGCCTTGTGGCTGGGCGACATGACCGCCTGCTCGACAAACGCGCCGCTGGCCGAATAAATCGACTGGCAAACCGTTTTGAGCAGCGCCTCGGTGAAGGTTCGTGCCGTGCCAGCGGTTGCGGCAACCGTCGGCGCGCCAGAGGTCCATGATGCGGTTGAACCGCCCACGCCGTGCGAGGTGTTGGTGTACAACTGCACACCCAGCCCTGCGGACTTGCCGGCCACCGAAGTGGTTGAAGCGACTGCCGCATTGCCGGAGACCACCATGGCTTCAATGTCGCGCTTGAGCTCCAGCATGGCTTTGGCTTTGACATAGGCCAGTTCGGAGCCACGACCGGCTTTTTTCACGATGTTGGCACGCCGCGAAACGCCGGGCTTTTTGCTGAAAATCTGCAAGTGGTTGCCGACGCGGTCGGTAGCCACCTGTGCA